CTTTAGTAGTTGATTTATCTTAAGTAGATAGTATAATTATTTAATAATATGAGTAAAGAAGAGTATTACATTAAACCAAAGGAGTTCAAAGCGAGCTTACAGAAATATTATGACTCGGATATCTTAACTGACGACTTAGCTGAAAATATTAAGAAGATTGCATACGGGTTGTCTTATAATGGTAGCTTTATTAACTACTCATATAAAGATGATATGATTGGAGACGCTCTTATTAAGATGTATTCAGCTCTTAAGCATAAAAAGTACAAGTTCGAAAATAATTCAAATCCGTTTTCCTACTTTACTACTATTGCTTATCATGCTTTTATTAATCGCATTAAGAAAGAGAAAAAACATCATCAAGCTATTACAAGCTACAAGGAGAAAGTATATGAAGAGTATATGGCAGATCCTAACAACACACAAGGTACAGTGTATGTGAAACCAATTGGTACCGAACATGATTCCGACTATTAAAAAGCCCAAGGTAGCAATCTTTTCAGATCTACACCTTGGAGTTCACTCTAATAGTTCTGACTGGCATAATTATGCAGTTGAATGGGCTCATTGGTTTAGAGATGAGTGTCGTGCTAAGGGTATTAAAGACCTAATTTTTGCTGGTGATTGGCATCATAATCGTTCAGAGATATCTGTTAATACGTTGCAGATATCTGCTGATATACTAGATATACTTTCCGAGTTTAACTTGATTGCAATTACAGGTAATCATGATATCTACTATAAACATAGAACAGATGTTAATTCATTATCTATTTTTAAAAGTCGTAAGAATGTAACTGTACTTGAGAAATATGAAATAGTAGAAGCATTCGATAAGAAGATATCTTTCTGTCCGTGGAATACAGCTACAAAGGATATCGAAGAGAGTGACCTAATTGTTGGTCATTTTGAGATTGAGACCTTCAAAATGAATACCTATAAGACCTGTGAAGAGGGTGTAAAGGTAAAAGACCTTCTTAAGAAATCTGAGTTAGTTATTTCAGGTCACTTTCATACTAGACATGAAAAGAAATTTGGAGCAGGTACTATTTTATATGTAGGTAATCCTTTTCAGATGGATTTTGGTGATGCTGGTAACCAGAAAGGTTATCATATTTTAGATCTTGATACAATGGAGTATGAGTTTTTTGCTAATAATATCTCACCCAACTATAATAAGATCAGTCTTAGTGAGTTGGTTGAAGCTGGTGAGATTACTTCATTTATAAGATCAAGATTTACAAATAATATTGTTAAGGTTAAGATTGATATGAATATATCTCAAGAGGATATGGACATACTTCAACGCGTTCTTGCTAATCTTAAACCAGAAGTATTGACTTATGATTATGATATTAACTTCAATAGAATACTTGATAGTAAAGAAGATATTGAAGATTTATCAGGCGTGGATATCGAGCAAGCTATCGAAGAGTTTATTAATTCGCTTGAACCTTCAAATAAAAAGTCTATAATAGATTATACCCTTGGGCTATACGAGAGTTGTAAAGTATGAAGCAAGTTAATTTTAAGAGAGTAGCTATCCAGCATTTTCTTTCCGTAGGTGAAGAGCCTGTAGAAGTAAAGTTTGATAGAGGTCTACATGTTATTACTGGCGAGAATAAAGATAAGCCAGATAGACGTAATGCTATTGGTAAGAGTACTGTTGCTGACTCTATTTATTTTGCTATCTTCGGTGATACTCTTCGCGAGCTTAAAAAAGATCTTATACCCAACAACATTACTGGTGGTAAGACTCACGTTGAATTAGACTTTGAAGTTGTTACGCCAAGCAATACTCGTAACTTTAAAATTGTAAGACATCTTAACCCTTCGAAAGTATTTTTATATGAAGATGGTGTAGATAAGACAAGAGATAGTATTGGTAATACAAACAAATACATTTGTGATATGACGTCTGCTACACCGTCTATTTTTCAGAACTGTGTCATTATGACTGTGAACAACGCTGTTCCATTTATGGCAAAAAATAAGATCGAGAAGAGGAAATTTATCGAGGATATTTTCGGCTTGGAAGTCTTTAGTAAAATGTTATCTCAAATACGTACAGAGTATAATGATATTAAGCGTGAGTCTGATATCGAGGTAACAAAAATGCAAGAAGTAAAAACCACTCTTGTAAGTTATAATAATCAGAGAGATAGTGTTATTAATCGCAGACAAGAAAAGAAGAAACTTTATTTAGAGCGTAGAGATAATAATACTAGAGATAAAAAAGCATTACAAGAGGATTTAGCTACATTTGTTGAAGGTGATACAGATGCAATTAAAGCAAAGATTGACGATCTATATATTAAGCGTGATACCTGTGAAGATAAAATTAGTGAGTATGTTGGTGATATAGGTGAGAAAAAAGCTGAAGTAACTCATACCAAATCTACATATAGTAAAATTGGTACAGATGAAGCTGAATGTCCTGTATGTCTACGACCAATGGCTGATCATGATGTAGAGCATATGGAGTCTGAGAAAGAAACTCTCAGAGTTAGAATGCAATCAATGGTTGGGGATATTAAAGTTGTTAATGCAGCTCTTACTAATGCTAAAGAAATAAAGACTAAAGTACAGGCAGCTATTAATGGTCAAACAAATAAACTTTCAGAAGTTAAACTAGCCAATCAAAAGAGGGTTAATATTAATCAACAGATTGCGCAGATTAACGAATGGGAGAAAGAACTTGATATTGATCTTGCTGCTGTTGAGAAAGGTACAACTGATTTTGATGATCTTATTAGTGAAACCGGAACACGTTTAAAGGATATTGAAAAGAAAGTATCTAAGTTTAAAAAAGAGTTAGCAAAACTAGATATTGTAAAATATGTTGTATCTGAAGAAGGAGTTAAGTCTGTAATTGTTAATAAGCTATTAGAACTGTTAAATAGTAAGTTACTTCATTATCTTAAAAAACTAGACTCTAACTCTATTTGTATCTTTAATGAATATTTTGAAGAAGAGATTATTAATGAAAAAAATAAGATATGCTCTTACTTTAACTTCTCTGGAGCAGAAAGAAAAGCTATGGATTTAGCTTGCTTGTTTACCTTTTCTGACTTGAGACGTATGCAAGGTGGTGTTAAATATAACTTGGCTATATATGATGAACTTTTTGACTCGTCTTTCGATGATAAAGGTCTCGAATTAGTAACACAAATATTACAGGAACGTACAGAAGAACTAAACGAGTGCTCGATAGTTATATCTCACCGTAAAGAGTCTATTAAAGCAGCTACAGGAGATGTTATTTTTCTCACAAAAGAAAATGGAATAACAAAACGAGTTGCATTTGAGGAGAGATAGATTAATATATTAATGTGATAAACACTAACCCTTTTCCTGCTCCGTTTGCATCACCTTTTACTTTAAATAGGCATACTGCACCAGTACAAGTTAAAAAGAATCCGGAGCCACGTGAGAATGGAATGGCGAGAATTATTAATTATCTTGCTGATTATTCCGGATGTGGTCATTGGCGTATCCTTTGGCCTGAGCAAGTTATTAACGCTTCTGGTAGGGCTATTAGTCAGAGTACCACAGCAATGGTAGCTGATCCAAGATGGTATGAGGGTGTTAAATGTGTAAAATTGCAAAGACAAGCTTCTAAAGCGCAAGTTGATTTTGTAAAACATCTTAAAAAGGTACAGCAAGAGCATGGATTTAAAATTATTTATGAGGTTGATGATGTAGTATTTAGAGAAGAGATTCCGGACTACAATAAGTTTAAGTTTGCATTTGATACAAAAGAGGTGCGTGATAATTGTATTGAAATTATGGATATGTGTGATGAAGTTACTCTGACTAATGACTTTATGCGCAAGTTATTTCAATCTAAAATTAGTAATCAGAAAGTAACTGTTATTCCTAATTTTGTACCCTATTCATGGATGGGATACCTCTTTAATAGACGCCAAGTACAACAGAGTTACGATAAAAATAAAAAGAAGCCTCGTATCCTATATACTGGCTCTGGTGCTCATTATGATGTAGGGAATAAAACAGGAGGTAAAGATGATATGTCTGAAGTAGTTTCTGTTATTCGTAAGACAGTTAATCAGTATCAATGGATTTTTGTAGGTGCTTTTCCACCACCGTTGGAGGATTTAGTAAAAGCAGGTAAGATAGAGTTTCATACTTGGAAGAGTTTGCTAGAATATCCTACATTTATACGAAGCTTGAATGCACAATTAATGGTAGCACCTTTAGAGGTCAGTAATTTTAATAATTCAAAGTCAGATATTAAGTTTATTGAAGCTTGCACACTTGGTATTCCTTGCTTGTGTCAGAATATGGAGACATATCATACTGCTCCAGATGATCTTAAATTTAGTACACCGGAGGAGTTCGAAGAGAAAATCGATTGGATTCTTAATAGGAAGAATAGTAAGCGATACTATAGTAATATTAGTAAGCTACGGGGGATTGCTGAAGGTCGAGTGTTAGAATCTGAAAATAATATAGGCGCTCATATGGAAGCGTTACTAACACCACACGGTTCTGATAAAAGAACCTTTCTTAAGAAGTGGAATCCGTAGATTTTATAAGGAACTATTGTATAATAGTATTATATGTATAGAAACGTTGTTTATAATGGACGTGATCAGTCGATAACTCTATTCGGATGGAACGAAAATGGTGATAGAACTCGTCATGAGTGTACGTTCGAACCTTATTTATACGTAGAAGATCCTAGAGGCGATAAGACTTCTATCTTTGGTACTAAAGTTAAGAAACGTTCCTTTACAACTGGCTATAATCGTCATAAGTTCCTTCAGGACTCTGGTGTAAAGCGGGTATTTGAGAATGCTCCACCGGTACAACAGTTTTTACTTGATACTTATGGTACTGAGAACGAGAAGCCTGAGTTTAATAAGCATCCTATCAAGTATTGCTTTCTTGATATTGAAACTTACTCTGTAGATAGCTTTCCCGATGTGGATGATCCTACTCATGTATGTAATGTTATTACCTGTTGGGATAACTTTAGTAAGAAGTTTCATACGTTTGGTATTAAACCTTATACTGGTGAAGGTCGTGATGATCTTATCTATACCTACTGTAAGAGTGAGCGTGAGATGTTCATTGCATTCCTTAATTATCTCGAGAAGCAATATCCGGATGTGCTAAGTGGTTGGAACTCCGAAGGGTTTGATATACCTTACATTATTAATCGGATGGAGCGTATACTCGGTCAAGAGTATGTCGATAGAATGTCACCCTTACGTAACGTTTACTATCGTATGCGTAAGGGTATGTTCGGACAAGAGAAGAAACGTTACTTTGCTGATGGTGTTGCTAATCTTGACTATCTAGATATCTATAAACGTTTTTGTCTTAAGTTAAGAGAGTCATATAAGCTTGATGCTATTGGTGAACTTGAGCTAGGTCAGAAGAAGATTGATTATGAAGGTATGGCTCTTCATGAATTAGCTGATCAAGACTGGAATAAGTTTATTGACTACAACGTTCAAGATGTTAACTTGTTAGTTAGACTAGAAGAGAAGCTACAATACATTCCTCTACTACGTATGTTGTCATATGTCGGCTTAACTACTCTAGAGGGCGCAATGGGTACGATTGGTGTCATTAATGGTGCTCTTTGTACTAGAGCACGAGCTAGAGGTGAAGTTATTTCTACTTTTGTTAGGAACGGTGATAAAGATCATAAGAACCCCGGGGCATATGTTGCAGAACCTAAGCGTGGCTTTCAAGAGAATATAGTATCCTTCGATGCTAACTCTCTATACCCTAACGTAATGATCTCTCTCAATACTTCACCAGAGACTAAAGTCGGTAAGGTTGAAAAGACTACTGATGATAAGGTTGTTATTGCTCATAACTCAGGACGTCACTTTGAATTGACAAGAAAGGAGTTCGTTAAGTTCTTGAAAGATGAAGAGTGTGCCTTATCGAAAGCTGGATTCCTTTTTAGTCAGAAGAAGCAAGGTATTATTCCGGAGTTTCTAGAGTACTACTACAACAAGCGTGTTGTTATTAAGAAAGAACTCTTTAAATGCTTACAGGCACGTAAGAAGGATCCAGATAATACTGAGCTTAAGTATGAGGTAGAACGTCTTAATACTTCTCAGATGGTTATTAAGATTTTGATTAACTCTTGTTATGGTTATATGGGTAATAAACGAGCACCTATTGGTGATGATGATATTGCTGCTAGTGTTACTCTAACTGGTCAAGCTGTTATTAAGTACTCTAATAAATTACTTAAGGATTATATTCGTGAGCAAGTAGGTAGTGAAAATATTACAGAACAAACTCTAGAGCAGTGCATTGTTTATAATGATACTGATTCATCATATATATCTATCAAACCTCTTGTTGAAAACGGTGTTAAGTTTTGGGAAGATGAAGAGAAAGGTTTAGTTAACGAAGAGACATATACAGAGATTCAAAAGATCGAGGACTACCTTAACGCTGGTATTACCGAATGGTCCAGAAAAGCTCTATTAACAAAAGATCCTCGATTTATATTCAAGCGTGAGATGATAGCTGACGCTGGTCTTTTTCTTCAGAAGAAACGTTACGTTCTGCATATATTAGATGATGAGGGTATTAAGGAGAATAAGTACAAGTATACAGGTGTTGAGGTTGTACGTACTACTATGCCTAATGCTATTAAGCCATATGCTAAAGGTATTATTGAAACTATGATGAAGACAAAGTCACTAGCAAAGACTAATAAGATCTTTAATGAAGCGTATGAAACCTTTAAGACTCTAGGACCTCAAGAGATTGCTTTTGTTATGGGTGTTAAAGGTTATGAGAAGCATGCAGT